AGACTTCCGTACAAGCCATCTTCTTCAGCTTCCTCGGTGATTGCAAAAGCTAATGCAATCGTCTCATGCGTGTACCTGGCGACGTAACTCTCTGCCCCCTGGTCATATGCCACGCCTTCGCCTTCAGGCTTAACTGGCGCACCAGCGAATCCTGCGAGCAACACGTCTTCCTCGAATGCTTTCATCGATCGCTCGATGTCGAAGATGTCGCGCCACTCCTCTGGATACCGCTTGTACTCCATGCCGAAGACTGCGTTCAAGCCTTCTTGCAACTGTTTGCGAAAGTCACTTCGATTCATAGCCATGATTAGACTCCCGCTGCTGCTAGTTGGCCGTAACTATGGTTGTTGATCAGAACGCGAGCCTTCGCGAACTCACCATAGTCATTCTCAGGGATTCTCGACAGACCGAGGATTCGGAACTGCCTGGCAGCGCCAGGATCCAGAGTCGTTTGGTCAAGGAGAGCCGCTGATCGGCCAGTAAATGCGTTCCCTGTTCCAGCGACGAAGTTGGCTAGGTTGCCAACATCACCGACTGCTAAGCCAGCAGATGCGCTGACCTGTACGATGAACTCACTCCTTGGGTCATCGTAAACAAGGGCTTCTGGATTGTCTTCACCACGCTGTAATCCAGTACCAACAGTGCCACTGGCCCAGAAGGGCCTGAATTGAACATCCCCATTGGCATCCGTATAACGAACGCCGGCAAAGATACCTGTGATCAGGTTCGTGTTGCCGGCTGTCGCGAGAGTAATGGTTCGGCCAGTACCTAACAGGACAACTGGGTCGCCTGAAAAGATGTCTGCCGCTAACGCATTCGCAATCTCATACGAACCAAGCCTTTGGGGAGTTCCGCCTGCACCGTGGCGAGTGGCTGTAAAGCCAAACGGTCGATCCACGTTCATTCGGATACCTCCGGTTAATCATCATCGGCTACCTCCACTCGTCGTGTAGGAGCCACCGTAACGGATGAGTGCCTGGTCGCTGTGATCGGGCCGAAGCCTGATACATCTTCCCTGGACACTCCCTTGAGCTGTCGTTCGATCGCTTGATTCTGTCTCCGCTGCTTGTCGCGGAAAAACTTCTTCCGCTGAGCGTGAACTTCCTCGCGCATCTCACATAGGATCAAATCCTCTACGCCGATGACATCCCCCCACTGGTCGATATTGATGGTCGGCAGTGAACGACTGTCAACGCTTGACGCTTTGACAGGCTTCCATCCTTCTCGAAGTGCATTACTCAGTCGGGCTGTATCTTTAACCGTTCCCAGACGTATCCGGATAAAACGATTTACATATCCATCCCTGGCAGGTGGCGCATCCAAATCTGAATGCCTTCGCCACTCCAAAACTTCATTTTCTCCCTCCGTTGTGTACAGGTCGTCCGTGTCCCTTTCGGTGTTCTCATCGTGGATCTTCTCATCCGCATGGACCACGGCTTCCGGAGCGTTCTTCTGCTTGCCGGATTCTTTCTTTCCCTGGGCTGACTCCGTTCTCCGCTTCTCCGCTTGATTTCGAGCTTGCTGTTTTGCATTGGTAGCCATCAGTCACAGCCCTCCAGGTAGTTTTCAACCGCTTTCGGATCTTCCGGATCCAGGCCGAACGCTCTCATGTTCGCAACCCTGGCACGGCTCAATGTTTTTCCCTTCTTCTTCCTGAATTTCTTCTTCGTCCTTGAGACTCCTCCGCGGTCACCTTCTGACACCGGGCTCCTTACCCGGCCTCGCTTCTTTCTTCGACGACCAGCCTTTTTCTTCGAGGGAACGTCAGCGAACTCATCCTCGTCTTCGAGATCGAGATCGTCGTCGCCCTCCTCCTCCTCCTCGTCGAACTCCAGATCAATCGTGTGTTCCACGATGCCTGGATACTTATCCTCGACGAGAGCTTCAAGCTGCTCGTAGAAGTCATCATCGTGGGGATCGTATCCTTTCTTCTGCAAGGCGAGATCCGCCTTACGAACGTAGGCTCGGACGTGTCCGAGGTCTTCGTCATCCCACCAGACCTGCTCCTCGATCCATTCCATGGCTCTTGGGATAACCTTGGGCTTCTTCTCGTCGTCCAGGTCATCCGGCTCATCCTGAGCTTCGGCTTCCAGTTCGCGCTTTTTATCGCGCCTGTCCGCAGTGATCTCAGACATCTGTCTGGTGAGGGATGCGACTTTCTTGCTGTCGCCATCCTCCATGGCCTTCTCGATCTGCGATTCAATATCTTCGAGCTTGCCAGCGAACTCGTTGTCGAGTTCATCAGTCTTCCCTGACTTTTCCAGTGAAGCGATCCGTTCTTCCAGTTTTGAGATGGTCTCGCCGGCTTCCTTTTTGGCGGAGGCGATCTCCCTGGTCGCATCACGTTTGACCTTGACGAGACGTTTCCGCATCGCTTTGGTCATCTTCGCTGGACTGTACTCTCCTTCGTCGTCCAGGTCATCCTCGTTCTCCAACTCCAGCTTATCGTCATCCTTGGCTTTTGTGTCGTCATGACGCTCAGTCTCGGTTAAATCCTCGTCGTCAAGTCCAAGCTCGCCCAGTACGTTTTGTGGTATCGGATCCGTGTTCCGTCGCAGATCATCAAAATCGTACTCGATCTTTTCCCGTTGCGATTCAGCCATCCTCGCTCTCCTAGTCCGCAACGACTTCGTGTCGCTGATATTACTCCGTGCAACTCTCCAGTTAAAGAGACATGCAATCGAACGCTTCAGGCGTATTCGTTTTGCAAATAACCTGCGTGTCGGAAAGGATCACCCAGAGGGTGCCATCCTGCGTCCGAAACTTTTCACCGTCATGCTTGCCAAACTGCACCCAGTCTCCAACCTTGCATCCATGCGCTTGACTCAGATCCAGTGCGGACCTGGTGACTGCCTGGTAACACAACGGGCCCATGGATCTAACCATGCCCACGTAACTGCTGAACTCCTGGTTGTCGCGATACTCCTCCGGCGTAATAATTCCACCGGCACTCGTCTCAGGTGGCTCAGCGATCTGCACCACAATGCGCCACAGATCGATCTCACCTGGATAGTTCTTCGCTTCAAACGTGTCCAACAGTGTCGCTTCATGCTGCTCTGCTACTTCCGCTTCAGAGTTCATCCGCTTCATCCTCTCCTTCAACTTGTGCCAGGAACTCCCTGGTGATGGTCTGGACCCATTTCAGCTCGACGTTCTTGCCGACGAGCTTCATGTACTGATCGTGACCACAGCCCTTGTCCATCTGGGCATGGTTCTCCGCCATGCGTTCCTTGGAACGGTTGAGGACGAGTTCTGCCATCCTGAGTGCAGACATCGCCTTCTCCTGTGGTTAGAAAGCCTCTCCTGTTCCGGTGCTTTGATTCTTACCCATTGCACCGCTGGCCTTCAAGGTCTTCGTTTTGCTCATGCCCATCGTGCCCTTCGCAGTCCCTGGCTTTTTCGTGGGCTTCTTGGTCATGTGCATCTGGCCGGCTGGTACTTTTTTATGCTCGTAAGGCATCAGTAGCCGCCGCCCATCTTATTGGAGCCACCGCCCTCTTTCCCTGTTCCGGTTTTCTGGTGCTTGCCCATCGCACCGTCAACAGAGTGCTGACCACCGAGCGGAGCTGAGCCAGTTTGCTTGGCACTGCGACCTGCTGTCTTGTCAGCTTTCGGCTTTGGATATTTCAAGTAATCAGTCATGACTGATCTCCTCACCTGCATCGATCTTACGGGCTCGACACTTACCCTTTTTCTGCTTCAGCAGCCGCCGCTATCGCACTCATGCGGAACTGCTGCTGATTTTGACCACCGGAGTATAGCCTGGCGATCAGCCGTAGCAACTTTCGGAATCCCATGTTGAGTTCCTTGGCTGAGTTGGCGAATTTACGCGGCGGGATGTCCGACGACAACGCACCCTGGTTCCGCAGGAACGCTCTCGCTGCTCGGACTTCTTTAGGACTTGCGACGACTGCCACGTTTCTTTGCCTTCTTCCTCACTACGCTGCGTACTGCGCTCACTGGCCCCCTTCCAAAGGTGGCTATAGCGCGAGCTTTCTTGTCCAGGCGGCGAACTTCGGCTCTCGATTCTGTGTCTTTACGTTTTTGCTCAGCCTTGGATTCGTCGTCCTTGCGATCCTGCTCTGCTTCGGACTCCTCGTCATCACGTTCGATCCCGGCTGCGCTCTCTGCTCGACCACGTTCGATCTTGCCAATGACCTCCAGGTCGCGCTCATCTTCCTCGCGCTGAGCCTCGTCCTGCTCGGCCTGTTCTTCAGGAGTCGGCGCAGGTGGCGGTGGCGGCTTGAGCTTCTTGGCCACAGCCATGCTGATCAGTTGCTCCAGATCAGGTGGCAGATCTTCGTTCTCGGTCGGATCATCCAGGTTGATGTATGGAAGCTGCGTACCCAGCTCGGCCTCGACCTGGGCTCGATACACGTAGGCTTTGTGTTCCATGATGTGGGCCTGGATCACCGGCTCCAGCATCTGCACCAGGTCAGGATTCTCCGCGGCCTGGAGCTGTGCAAAATTCATGTGAACTGCAATGTGCGACTCGTGATCCTGGAGCGGATACACGGTCGAAGGATTGCCAACCAGGAAGTTCATGTTCTCGCTCACCGGATCCAGTGGCGAGTCCGTGTCCTCCGGCAACACCTGATCCAGG